AATGACAGGACCTTTATACTTTGATGATGGTACTGAAGTTTTATATAATAACATGACCGTAATTAATACAAAAGTAGCTCATGGTGTCAAAGCACCTACAATTGAAAGAATAGTTTTTCATATGGGTTTACATGATGTATATTTTAAGGATATAAAAATAAATGATAAATGATTTTAATAATCCAAATGAAACACTTTGGGATAATATTTTTCCAGAGGAAGATGTGTATCAAATAGAAAACTTTTTTGATAAAACTGAAGTAAAGTTTTTAGTAGATTGGTATTACAAAAATAGACATAGTGAGGGTTGGTATATACAAGAAGGTAATCTTTCTTATATTGAAAATGGTCACTTATATGATGAAGTACAAGAAATATTAATACCTAAGCTTACTAAACACTTTGGTGAGTTTAGATTATATAATCAAATTAATAGTGATAAGTATCCACATTCAGCAGATTTTTTTATAGAACAGACTAAAATATTTGCACCTCATACAGATGCCATAACACATATTCCTAAATGGCTTACTCAAAAAGATATAGTAATACCTTTGTGGATAGAAAACGATGCTGAAGTATTTACATATAACTTTAATCAAAGATGTTATAGAAGATCAACACATTTTAGAAAAGGATCAAAAGATACAGGATTAAATCTTTATTCAAATGCGTTAAGAGAAACGTATAATATAGATGGTGTTAAATATCTAAATGGTAATGAGATTGATTGGGACTTTATAGAAAATCATATTGGTGATAGATTTTCTCCTACTTATTTTGAAGGTATGACTGTTAAAAGTATTGAAAAAAATGTACCTGGAAATGCAATTGTTAAAGATACTGCTATTATTCATGGTCCATCAAACTATCATTTAAAAGGTGCAAAGAAAAAATTAAACATATCAATAAGACTTTTTAAGAAAGTTGAAGATTGGAATCCTAATACAATTTTTAGTGTAAAAGGTTTTGAGGATTCAAAAAATAAAAGAAACTATTATAATGATCAAGCTTAAAACTGATAAACCATTTACAGACGAAGAATTAAAAGATATGGATATTATTCATAATTCAGAAACAAAAAAGTTTACAGATCAATATGACTCTTCTTATGTTATAGATAATTTTATATCCGAAAATGAAAGAGAGATATTAAATGACTTTTTTTACATTGCATTTGAACAATATGGTGAAAGTATAAACAATCATATTTACAGAATAACTTATCCAATGAAGTATAAAGTTATTTCAGATATTATAAGACCTAAAATTTATGAACACTTTGGAAATGACATAATATTTTATAGTGATATAAGCACAGACGTAACCAGTGTTGGTGATCAATTTTTTAAAGCAGTTAAACCATATGGACTACATACAGATAGTGTAACTCATATTGATGGATATAGACCTTATAAAGATATAATTATTCCTATCGAATTAAATGGAACAAGTAAAAGTTTATACGTTACTTTTAATCAAAGATATAGAGGCCATGCTACAATGTTTATGAATGGTAGAAGTATATCTAACTTTCCTAATTATCATAATGTTGTAAAAAAACAATCGTATAAAGATTATGGTGTTGAAAATATAGATGAGTCAAACAAAGATAAAAACAAATTAGAAACTATAATGCCTAAACATATACCTATATCCGTATATGATGGTTTATCAATTGAAAAAATTTTAAAATGGGAACCAAGACATGCTTTAGTTCAGGACACTTCGGTATTACATGCACCAACTGATTTTAATAATGAAGGTGCATCTTATAAAATAGGATTGACTTTACATTTAATGAAAAAAGATAGTAGTTATAATAATTCTATAAAAGGATATTACACTACATGGAGTAAATATACAAAACCATTAATAAAAATTGTATAAATAGTAATATGGCAGCAGTAGCAAATTTAACGATAGATCAAGGTGCTTCTTTTAGTTCATCTGTAACAGTAAAAGACGCAAATGGAGACGCATTTGATTTAACTGGTTTTACAGCAGAAGCTAAAATGGCGTTGGGTTATACTTCGACAAGAACAAGAACCACAATAACAACGACATTAGATTCTGATAGAACAACAGGCATTATTAATCTATCTTTAACTGCAGCTCAAACTGCGGCTTTAGACGCTCCTGCTAGATATGTTTATGATGTAGAAATAACATATACAGCAGACAGCTCGGTAACAAGAGTCATAGAGGGAATTATAACCGTACGACCTAACGTGACTACATAAATAAATGAACAATAACATATGTTAAGGAGTAAATTAAAATGAGTAGTGAATTGAATACACAAAAAACTGAAACTGCACCTCAGGTGCCAAGTATCTTTATCAATGGTAAAGAGTACAAACAAAACGAATTATCGGGTGATTGTTTAAACGCTATTGCTGTAAGACAAGATTTACAAGCAAATAGAGTTAGACACGTGTTAGAAGTTGAGAAAATTGACGTTCTAACAAAATATTATGACGATAAAATTGAAAAAGAACTTGCAAAAAAAGACGACACTAAATCTGCAAATGGTGCCGCAACTGCGTCAAACGTAGCAACAGCTGCTGACGCAAAAACAGCAAATTAATTCAATAAATTTCAACATATATCCTCTTAATTATATAAATATATAAATATAAGTATCTTGTATAAAAAGAGGGTATATGGCAAACGTAACAGCAAAAATTAACGCAACAACAGCAGCGGGTCCTAAACAGGTTTCCGTAACCGTTCCCGCAACTACAACAAAATTAAACAGATTACAAGACGTAGATGTGACATCATTGGCCGATGGAGCATTACTTCAATATGACAATAATACTAAAAAATGGACAAGTAGAAATGATATAATAACCGATACTGGTGGTGATTTGATATTAAACGGTGGCACATTTTAACAGGAGAGAGAATAAATGGCAACAATAATCAAAATAAAACGAACTACAGGTGCTACTGCTCCTAGTGGTTTAAATCAAGGAGAGTTGGCTTACGTTTATGACACATCCGCAACCAATAACGGTGCAGGTGGTAATGGTTATAGACTTTTTATAGGTGACCCTACTTCAACATCAAATTCAGCAATTGAAATTGGTGGTGAATATTTTACAAATCTTTTAGACCACGCACACGGAACAGTAACAGCTGAATCAGGTGTTATTGTAGACTCTAATAAAAAAGTTGATGAGTGGAATGTAGATAATTTAAAATTAGACGGTAGAATTTTATCATCAACAGACACAAACGGTAATATAGAAATTACACCAAATGGTACTGGTAAATCAATTATAACAAACATTTACACAGATGCTTCAACATCATTACAAGAATACATTGAAGATATTTCTGGCGGACAAATACAAGCTGGAGAAGGTATTGATGTAGTTTATGACGATGGTGCTGGAACAACCACAATTTCTGGAGAAGACGCTTCTGATACAAATAAAGGTATTGCTTCTTTTTTAGCTGCTGACTTTGATGTTTCATTAGGTGCTGTTTCACTAGAAGATACAGTTGTTAAAACTGTTACAACAGATAGTGGTGCAATGACACCATCTTCACACTCTTTCTCAGTATTGGGTGGAGAAGGAATGGATGTTACTCATACTGGAACAACAATAACTGTTGCAGGAGAAAATGCTTCTGATACTAACAAAGGTGTTGCGTCTTTTGACTCAACTGACTTTACTGTTACATCAGGTGCTGTTGCTGTAAACACAATTACACTTGGTTCTTCATCTTTAAATCCAGGTGCAACAACAACAGATGTTGCTGGTTTAACATCTTTAGATGTTGATGATATTAACATAAATGGTTCAGCAATTTGTAATTCATCTCTTGTTAATAATTTATCAATAAATTCAGCAACAGGATGTGTTGACTTTAATGGTCTTCAAGTTGCCAATATTGCTACACCAGTACTTGATACTGATGCAGCTAACAAAGCATACGTTGACTCTGCTAGATCAGGACTTGATGTAAAACAATCTGTTAAAGTTGCTACAACTGGAAACATTACTCTTTCAGGAACACAAACAGTTGATGGAGTTGCTCTATCAGTTGGTGATAGGATTCTTGTTAAAGATCAAACAACTGCAAGTGAAAATGGTATTTACGTTGTTGCATCATCTTTTTGGACTAGAGCTACTGATGCGGATGCTGATGCTGAAGTTACTTCAGGAATGTTTACATTCGTTGAACAAGGTTCAGTTAACTCTGATACAGGTTTTGTACTTACAACTGATGGAACAATTACAGTAGATACTACAGACTTAAACTTTACATTGTTTTCTGCTTCAGGTACTTTAATTGCTGGAAATGGTTTAAGTAAAAACGGTGATACACTAGAAGTTAATGTTGCAAATGGTCTTCAAATTGCTTCAGACAACGTAGAACTTGCTTCTTCAGTTGCTGGAGATGGTTTAACATTCTCATCAGGAGTTATTGATGTAGTTGGTACTTCAAATAGAATAGATGTAAGTGCTAATGCAATTGACATTTCGTCTTCTTACATTGGACAAAACACAATTACTACACTAGGTACAATTACTGCTGGTATTTGGAATGGTGATGTAATTAATGAAGTTTATGGTGGTACTGGACAAAATTCATACACTACTGGTGATATTTTATATTCAGATGGTGCAAACTCACTTGCTAAATTAGCATTAGGTGTTAATGGTAAGATTTTGCAATCAAATGGTACAAATGTTACTTATGGAGACATTGACGGCGGAACTTATTAATAGTCGTTAATAATAAAAAACATGGCGACTGTTATTAAAATAAAACGAAGTGAAACTCAAAACGATCCACCAACTGCTGGTGAATTAGAAACAGGTGAGGTTGCGTTAAACTCAACTGATAAGAAGATATATGTAAAAGACAGCAGTGGTAATATTGTTCAAGTAGCTTCTAATGACATAGAAGAGGCGACAGCCTTGGCAATTGCGTTAGGATAATAAATGGCAAATACATTTAAGACTAAAACATTTGGTGGTGGAAGTACTGCTGCAAGTACAGCTATGACAATCTATACTGTACCTTCATCTACTACTGCTGTTGTATTAGGACTTACTCTCTCAAACATATACAGTTCTAATATAGAGGTTACAGTTACTTTAGAAAATAATGATGGTGATAATGTTAGTATTGTAACTAATGCTGAAATACCTGGCAAAGCATCACTTGAAATCATGTCAGGAAACAAATACGTAATGGAGACTGCCGATGTTTTAAAAGTTACATCTAACACCGATAATAGTGTTGATACAACTTTAAGCATAATGGAGATTACGTAAGATGGCTACATATCTAGGTAAGGCACCGGCTCGTCTGGCAATCGTTGCTGACGATCAGATAACTTCAGCAAAAATTGTAGATAATACAGTTACCTCAGCAGACATTCTTAATGCCACAATTACAGGTGCTGATTTAGCATCTGATATAACAATCAATACAACAGGTACAGTTACTACAAGTCAACTTAATTTAGGCGATAATGAGAAAATCTTTTTAGGAACAAGTGGGTCAGACTTTGATATGTTTCATCAAGGCTCATACACAGCTTTAAGAAACTTTACAGGAAATTTATATCTAGGTGCTCCAACTTCAGGAGGCGCAGTAGTTATCACCAATCAAACTATTTCAACCACTTCTGCAAGATTTGATATAGATGGTCCTGTAGAACTTTTCTATAACAATGCCAAAAAGTTTGAAACCACATCTACAGGTGCAACTGTTACAGGAACTTTAGTTGCTGATGGAGTATCTTTAGGTGATAATGAAACTATCAATGCTGGAGCATCTAATGACCTACAGATTTATCACAACGGAACTAACTCTTATATAGACGATAATGGTGGTGGAATTTTAATTCTAAGATCCGATTCTAGGATAAATCTTCGTACAAAAACAGGTAATGAAGAAATGATAGAGGCAAATCCTAATGGCTCTGTTGAACTTTATTATGATGCCTCTAAAAAAATTGAAACCACATCTACAGGTGCAACTGTTACAGGAACTTTAGGTGTAGAAAACGGTGAAATTGCTGTAAGTGATGGTACAACATGTCATCAAATAGGTAATGATGGTAATCAAATTTATTTTGGTGCTAATGCATTAAATTCAAATAGTGGTGGTCTTGGTAATATTGCCATAGGTTATCAAGCAATGTGTTCTAACGTTTCAGGATGCTATAACACAGCTGTAGGTCATGAGGCTTTAATATCAAATGTTAGTGATGCTGGTTCATATAACACAGCACACGGTTACCAAGCACTTTACAATAATACTACAGGTGAAAAAAATACAGCCATTGGTTATCAAAGTATGTACAGTAACACTACTGGAGAGTACAATGCGGCTATAGGTACTGACTCATTGAGAAGTAACACTATTGGTCAACAAAACGTAGCATTAGGTCATAATTCATTATACTGCAATACCGAAGGATTTGGTCAAGTTGCGGCTGGATATAAAAGTTTATTTAACAATACTACAGGTAACTATAATGTTGGACTAGGAGCTTATAACTTAGAACAAAATACTACTGGAAGTTTTAACGTAGCAATAGGTTATCAAACATTACAATGTAACGTAAGTGGTACATGTAACGTTGCAATAGGACACGAAGCATTAAAATGTAATACTGCTGATGGTAACACTGGTGTGGGATATCGAGCTGGTTATGACACAACAACAGGTACTAAAAATGTATCATTAGGTTGGCTTGCTGGAGCAAGTCAATCTCAAGGATCTGGATGTAACGTATCAATAGGATATCGTGCTGGTCAGACTGCTGGTAGTGTTTCAGATAGTTGTAAATATAATGTAGCAATTGGAACTGATGCATTGTCAAATGCTAACAATGCCCATTCTTCAATAGCAATTGGTTATCAAGCAGATCAATATGCTGGAGGTAGTTCTAATATTTCAATTGGTTTTCAAGCAGGATTTTATCAAGGAGGCGGTAACAACGTTTTTATAGGTAATAATGTAGGAACAGGAGTAGCAAATTCTAGTACTGGTAGCAATAACGTTATATTAGGAAATAACTCATTTCAATCTCATTTAACAGGTTATAATAATATTGGATTAGGTTCTTATGTTTTAAGAGCATTAACAACTGGAGTTCAAAATGTTGCAATAGGAACTAATGCTTTAGATTGTTCAACAATAGGTGTTTCAAATGTTGCTGTTGGTTCATCTGTTATGAACAGCAATACAGTAGGAAATTATAACGTTGGAATAGGTCATTCAGCTTCTAATAAAAATATATCAGGATGTTATAATGTTGCTATAGGACATCAAGCACTTTGTGCTAATACAACAAACACTCAAAATACAGTAATAGGCTTTTATGCTGGTCGATATGTCTGTTCAGGTAATAACGTATTTTTAGGTACATGTGCAGGTTATGGATACAGTAATGCAGTTCAAGGATCAGGTGGTAGTAATGTAGCTTTAGGAGAGTCAGCATTGAAATGTTTTTGTACA